CAAATAGAGTTAAATCAGTGATTTCACTTGAATCTTCAGGAAGTGCGTAATTATCAACTTTTATTCTTATGCCAGTATCTTGACCCTTTAGAGTTTTTCCTTTTAAATTATCAACATACAATGATACAGGAACACCTAAATGATCACTTTGTAATTTGATTGAATAATATTCATAGTCATAACTTGAGTTTCCGGGGATAACCATTGATCCCTCTTTAAACATATGACTACCAAATGACTCAACTTGATCCTGTAATATTGATTGTAAAGTCGTCAATTCACGAGCTTGTACTGGTCTACCCGGATTGAACAGAACTCTATAAAACTGATTATCCTTGGAAAAATCGTCGTAATATGGACTTATATTTAAATTCGTTTTTTGTGGCATTTTTTAAAATTCCAGAATAATTTTAATGTCTTCCTTTTGTCTCAAATTTCTTGAGATTTTTGCTCTATTGTCAATGTATAATAAATCACCTGACCCTTTATTTATCTCAGGTGAAGCAAGACCACTTGTGAATGAAACACCTAAAGCAACATTGTTATTTTTTACATCAGTAGTGATACCAGAACTAAATGTAGTTTCAACTGATCCACTTCCTCCGGGAAACGCAACTTGACTTGTAGTCGATACAAAATCAAATTGTTGTGATCCATTGGTCACGTTTGCATAATCAGTTTGATCATTTCTATTACCAAAATATAATGATCTATCTTGAATATATTTCAATACTTTAGTATCAGCATCAAATGAAGCAATATATCCAACAGCTGTATTTCCTACACCAGTTGTCTGTTCAATTTGTGTTCCTACAGTAGGTGTTCCAGTAAAAGTATCCAATTTTACTGCTTTTACTGATGAGAACGAGTTACCTGTATAGATTGATGTAGTTCCAAATGATGTAGGATTTTTAATGAGTGAAACTTGTGCAATTTTAGCATCAATTGGAAAATCCTTTGTAGAATCATCAAATCTAGCGTAAATTAATACTCTATCAGCACCTAATTCCTTATACAAATCAAATCCATGACCTTTAGATGGAGGGATGATAGGAATTAACTTAGCAGGAGTGCTATTAGTCAAAGCATCACTGTTAATGGATGATAAATCAACCATTCCGTAAGTATAACCTTTACCACCATTAGAAATTGTTGTATCAACTATTTTACCACCAGATATATCAACAACTACTTTTGCACCAGATCCATCACCAATAATATCAAATTCACCACCAGTTCCTGTATAGTTGGCACCTTGTTGATCAATATAAACAGTTTTTATTTGATTATTGTTTATATCTGAGTCACCATTTTCACGTACAGATTGAATCTGTGCGTCAATAGAAGTAGGCCAATCATTTGGAAGAGCAATAAATTCGGTTGAGTCAAACTTAATAATATCACTTGGATTTACTGTAAATAAAAATTTCCAAACATATCCATCTTGACTTTGACCAGCTGCTGATGGTTCTAAATCAGTAAATATCGGTTGATCCTCTGATGAATTTCCTGTAGTATTAATTCCTGATGATCCATTTTCAATACAAATATAAACATTAAAGTTTTCATTCATCACATAATAATTTGAATCATATAATCTATTTGCTTTTGCATTAGGTGATTTATTACCATCACTGTAGTCATGACGGTACATGTCATATTTAATACCCTTTGTCCAATCTATTCTTCTGACTAATCTCCTTACGTTTGTAGATGTAACTCTTTTACCAAACGTGGTGGTATCACCGATATGATTGACATTGTTTATATTATCAACAGGGTTAGGTGTTGCTGTATTCCAATTATCATCTCTACCAAATGCATTGACTCCACCTACTTTTTGTGCTGTTGGATTAGGTAAACCCACACAAACGTAGAACGAATTTGTTGTAGAAGATACTCCTGCAACAAAATTACTTGCATTTAATATTCTGAACTGGTCTGTAACTATTGCTGGCATATTAATAGTTTTTTTCTATATTTATACTAGAAATCTTCATCATGTATGTTTCTTCCTTAATGCACCTGTATTACGGATACCAAACACCCTTCTTTGAATTGTTGGGAAGGTTGAAATACCCAATCCCTCACCGGAAATTACTGTATCACCAGTCACTCCTATTGCAATTGGATTTCCCCTATTAATTGAGGAAGTATTGTTGAATAGATAACCCCATGAGAACTTACCCCTTGGTCTTTGTCTTACAAAGATCTTACCATTCATACTTGCATGAGGTGTTGTGCAATAATATACGAATGATGTATGTCCAACTCCAGCTGTGTTAAATGTAAGAGTTCCATTTGATAGGTTATTGTTTGTAACTCCCTGAGCTCCAGTTAACGCTGCCCCACCATATGTTCTTGCTATTCTTATTGGATGAGCTCCGATGGCACTAACAATACTTAATACATCACCTTCATCAAGATAGATTGTGCCATTTACCGCATTAGATAACCCAACCTGTGTACCTTGTTCATCTCTGTGCGATCCATTTAAAACATAATTACTTGATCCATTATTAGTAAATGTAATACTAAATGGTAAATTTGCTCTTGCTAAATTAATTCCAGATGTATTAGTATTAGAATGAACATTAACTTCAATCTCTGCCTTATTTGAGTGTCTATTAATATTTTTAATGATGTAGATATTATCAACGAATGTTCTACCAATACCAACTATATCATTATTATTACCACTTTCATTCAAACTAGTGATACCGTGACCAACCACCGTATTTGAAATGTAAATTGGCATAGTTGGAAGTAATTGAGTAAATGCTTGACCTGAAGCTGCCTCTAATCCAAATCTCAACGCTGTAGTGGATCCGATTGTTATATTAGAAATTCCAGTAATTATTCCAGAAAATCCTCTAACATCAGTTATTTCAGATATAATTTCATCAACCACTGTTGGTGAATCAACTAAAACATTAGGTGATGCGTTTATTGTATTTGTAACTATTCCACTTGTAGAATCAGAAGTTGCAGTATCACTTAATAATTTTATAGATCCAGTATATCCAGCACCTGCATTTGTTATATTAATAGATGAAATAGATCCATTAGTGATAGTTGCAGTCGCTGTTGCTGTTGTTCCACCACTAACAACTGAAATAGGTGGATTTGCAATCTTAATAGTTGGTGCGATTGTATAACCTGCTCCTGCATTCACTGTGGTTATTCCTGATATTGTACCTGCTGCAGATACTGTTGCAGTAAATTGAGCAGTAATTGGTTGTGTATTATTAACTATTAGGGCAGAAAAATCTATACTGGTTACTGCAGCATCTTCATCCTTTTCATATTCAAAGAAATCTGAATCATCAACGTAAATTCTGTCTGTAGAAACACCAATATCTCCTATTATTTTAGCTGTTGGAAATACAAGTGGTTCAATTGAATCTCTGGCTTTAGAGACTAAAATACCATTAACAACTCTATCAACCTTTTGTTTTGTCCAACTAACTGGTTTTTTGACAGAATTATCATTTATACCAACACCTGTATAAAGAACAGTTTCTACAGTATCAGTGGTTGTAATACCAGCAACAATTCTTTTATCTTGTTGTCTATCAATAATTTTTCTTGTATTTACATTTGTTAAATTGCTTGTATCATTATTTGCTAGAAGTTGAATTAAATCACCATCTTTTACTGTTTCTTTTGATAAAATTTCCTGAATGTCTTCATTAGAAGTACCTTTATAGAAAAATATTGAAATTACATCATCAGGATCTGGTGCAGTGGTAAAGTTAAATGTTGTTCCACCTTCAAAAGTATATGCCTCACCGGGTTCTTGCAATACATTGTTTACGTATATTACAAGTAAATTATTCATGTCAATCAGTTGAGAATCAACTGAATCACCAACATCAAAACTTAATAATGCTTGATTTTTTCTTAATGGGAATCTTGTTCTTTGCCCATCCTGTAATCTATCAATTGGATCAATGAAATCAAATTCACCAAAGTCCCATGAAGAAAATCTATCAGTAAATGTTTCAGTAACTTCTAATACGAAATCTTCTAGAACAGCACCTGTGGCTGTTACAAGACCAACTGGTTTAAATTTATCACCAACTTTAAAATCATGTCCGGGTCTTGTTATTTTGAATGAATTAATTGTAAATAATGTTGATCCGATACCAACTGTTGAACTAGCTCCAACACTTAATGATACTAGAAGTCCACTTCCACTTTCTGTTGTTGATCCAAGACCTCTTCTTGATACACCAACAATTTCCATATTATCATATGACGGTTGTGGGAATTGGAATCTAGGATTCACATAATTAGTTCCTGCTGCTCCGATGTTTATATCTAAAGTTCCACCAACACCAATGTTTCCAGTTGCTGATGCACCAGTTCCTGCTCCTCCACCAAATCCAATGAAGGCAGTAATTGTATTTGTGGTTACAGCAGTGATGATAGTTGCTATACCAGCGATTGGATCAGGAAGTCCTGTAGTTTTTGAAATAGCACGAGGATAAGCATGATCTGATTGGAAGTTATCTCTAGAGCACTTGAATACGATACCTCCAGTATCAATACCAACAAAATTACCTACTGATAATCCATGAGATGCAATTGTTAATTCTAATAATCCTGTTTCTGATGTATATACTGCGTTTGTTGCAGTTCTTTGAGTAGCAGCAAATATATTATTACCATTAGCATTTGTTCTGATAGAACCCACACCTGCACTTACAAATCGATGTTCATACGCTAAATCAGTTATTCCAATAGCAACTGTCCCACCAACAGGCCTATAACCAGATCCAAATGTTAATGTTTCTGGTGGTCTAGATGGTGATACTGATTGATTATAAATTGTAGATCCTATACCTACAGCAGTTATTTCACCAAATTGACTAAGAATCGCTGTAACAGCAGCACCTACTAAAGGAGCAACACCAATACCACCAGATGAACCAACTGATATAATTTTTCCACCTCTAGGAAGTTGATTCTGATTTACATCAACATCACTGACAACTTTTTCATTTGTACCCTCAGATGTTATTCCTGAAAATACTATATTTTGAGCAGTTGTTCCAACACCAACTGATTCGACTGGGTTGAAATAATATTCAGTATCAACTTGATTATCAAATTCAGTTGTAAACCCAACATCTATTTTAAATTTTCTAGGATCTTCTTCTATTGGTGTTCTAATAGTGTGAGTTGCTCCTACTACACCATCTTCTAAACTATTTTGATTTCTTAAAACTCTTATCCTAGAGTTTGCAGCATCAACATTTAATACTTTTACTTGTTCTTGTCTTGTTCCAATACCCACTTTTAATACATCATTCTCTCTTAAATTGAGACTGTTGAGATTATCATTAGGTGATGGTAGTTTACCTTGAACATTAAAGAATGTTACTAATCCAGTGGCAGCTACTGATC